GTTTTTACCAAAAGGGAAGGACGCACATTCTTCAATCATCTCTTCAGCAAACATACGCTTGGGTGCGTATACCATACCCGCTTCAAAAACAGGAGCGACTGAGTGCATACGAGTGGTCTTATCGTGGCCTCTGGTCGGCGAGTAATTGACTACGGGTATGCCCATACGTCTCAACTCCTGAGTCAGAGGTGTACCTGAAGCTTTGGCTTCGATCAACACCATATCTGTCTCCCAATAACTGTATTCACGATGGGCTATTTCTTTGAGTTCGGGGAAGTCCCAGCGACCTTTTTGACAATCCAAAAGAATAATAGAATCGGGTGCGTCGTCTGTCGGTCTAAATACACCCCACGTAGATATAGCAGAAAAGTCAGCCGATTCTTTTCTTGAAAAAGCGGTATCGTAACTTTGCATGATGTATTGCACGTTGGGTAAGCTGTCGTATTCCCAAGGTTGCCACCATTCACGTTTGATAATTGAACCCTCTTCCGCTGTTGGGTTTTGCATCCACTGAGCGTTCCATTTCATACCAGGCAAAGATGCCTTTACTTTCAATAATTCGTCTTCAGGCCAGAATTCAGGCCAGAGCGGTTTCTCGGTTTCAGGAAATATGGCTGGAAACTCGATTACTTCCCATTGATCGGCAAGCGGTTCCTTTTGCGCTTCCAATAACTTAGCCGTCAAATCAATAGAACTCCAGCGTGTCATTACAATAACAATTGATCCGTTGGGTTGTAGACGTTGTCTGGGTCCAGACGTGTACCATTCATACGCTGACTCCAACGCTGTCGGACTGAGTGCGTCTTGCTCAGAATGTGGATCGTCAATAATCAATAGATCCGCACCACGTCCCGTTACCGCTCCACCTACACCTGCGGCGAAGTATTCGCCACCTTTATTGGTTTCCCAACGTCCCGCAGATTTGTTGTCGGCTTGCAGTTTAACTTCAGGAAATATTTTTTTGTAATCGTCTTGATCCATCAAGTTACGCACTTTACGACCAAATCGTACAGCCAGTTCCCCCGTATGCGTAGTCTGCATAATCTTCATCTTGGGTTGGAGTCCCATAATATAGGACGGAAAAAAAGTGGATGCGAACTCAGACTTGGTATGTCTGGGTGGCATATTGACGATCAAACGTCGGCACTTACCTTCAGCGACTTCTTGGAGCTTTTCAGCGAATATTTTATGGTGGCGCCCGCAAATAAACTCAGGCCAGATATGTTCAACGTAGTTGATAAAACTACTTTGGCACTCTTCTTGTATTTGGAAGCCGTCTAGCTTCTCTTTTAACATCAGAGCTTCTTTCAGCTCTGTCTCGGTTAAATTGGATAGATTCATCCGTCAAACTTCTTACCCGCGTTATCAAACATAATTGAATAGTTGGCGTTGATCTTACGTTGAACTTCGCGGGCGGCAGCTTTGTCGGCGTTGGTAGCGCCAGCCGAGTTGATAATACGTTCTTGTTGTTCAAATATATTTCTAAATACTGGGTTGTATTGTTGTTTGACCGCAGCTATTTCTTCTGGCGCCATACGTGCCAGTTTATTGGCTAGGTCGGTAACGGCTTTACTGCCAACTTTTAGTAACGCTGCACCTGGTATCAGATCGGTTATACCCATACCCATCTGAACAGGATCACCTTCTTGTATACCTTTTTGCAAAGAAAAGCCAGGCAACATATCCAGTATATTGGAGCCAATCGAAGCAATACCGCGTTTGACGGGGCTACGTTCCAAACTGATCGGATCCATTTTCAAAGCGCGGGTCAGGGGGGTACCGAAAGCTTTACGCTTTTCGGCTTCGGTTAGGGGTTGGATTGAACCTACGTCGGGTAGTTCAGCCATCTTACATCATCTGCGATAATTCTGATTGAATAGGATCTTGGCCTTGCATCTGTTCAGCGATCATCATCATCACTTGCTGAATGTCTTCATCGTCGAGTCCCATCTCTTTCAAGGCGGCAACGATTTGTTCTTCACTAGCGCCAGACTGAATCATCTCCATCACCATCGTCATCACTTGTTGTATGACCATCGCTTCTGGTTGTACGGATTGGATGTCTTCAAGGGCTTTGTCGATTTCGCTTTCAACGGGGCCACCTTCGGCAAAGTTTTTTAAGCCCATATAATCAGCAACCTGCATTAAGTCGGGTACATAAGAAAGAGCGTCACCTAAACGCGTACCTTTGAAAGCTTGTTGAGAATCTCTAAAAGATTTTTTTTCAGGAAAAAACATTTGTTCTTGTTGCATCAAGTTTCTTTCACCAGAGACTCTATCCATACTAGGTCTGGCCCTACTCATCGCTTCTTCAAAACTTATTTCACCCATACCGAAAAGCTGGGCATCTCTATCGGAAATGACTCTGCCCATATCGGCTGCTGTCTTTTGTATTATCATCATACGCTGCTCGGCGGGGCTGATACTATCTCTAGCGGCTTGATCGGCCATCATTCTGTTTAGCGACTCTATACCTTTTGCCATAATTTTATCCTAATCGTTTTAATAATATCTCAATCTTATTGATATCGCCACCACCCGCCATACCGAGGCGGAGGTTGTTAAAATTAAGATTGGGTTGTCGTATGTTCATATTCTGTAACTGACTGACTACATCCGTAGGTATGGTATCTTTGCGGATGGGTCCGTAGTTTTCTGGAACTGGGTTGGTTACAGGAAGATTCGGTTGCTTTGTCAGTCCTAGATCGGCTCCTGTAATCGGTATGGATTTGTTTTCGTAAGCTTGTTGAGCTATCAAATTAGCGCTGGCATCTTTAGCTGCCTGTACGTCCCCTAACGTAGCGGTACCTGCGGCGCTGGCTGCTGCTAAGTTTGCGGCAGCGTCCGCTTCATTCTGTCTGCCAATCATTCTTTCGTCCTCAAATCCCATATAGTCTGGATTGTAAGTGCTTGTTACCTCTGCGGCAGTCGGCATCTCAGCTGTAGTAGTTCCCGCTGTTCCAGTCTGAGATGCACTTAAATTGTCTATTTCTGTCTGTAAAGTGGCTATTTGGTCTGCGTAGTCTGCTTCAAGTGACGTCTTTTGCGCTTCGAGCGCCTTGGCTTGTTCGTCTGCTGCCGTTGCTCGGATGACGTCTTGTTCTGCGATAGCGTCGTCTCTCTCTAACGTAAGGGCGTCAATACTGCCTTGCAGATCGGTAATTGTACCTTCTAGGTTAGTTATATTGGTTTGCAGTTCTTCACGCTCTACGCCGAACTTGTCTTCAAGCTCTTGGATGATATTGGCGCGCTCCGTCAGGAGTTCTTGTTCCTTGGCGTTGACAGCGGCCAATTGATCTTCGGCGGCTTGCGCTGTAAGTGCATCTTGCTGCGCGACGGCTTGTTCGTATTGGTTGGTTAGGTCTACCTTGGCTTCTCGAAGCATTTGTATTTCAGCTTCGGCATTTGTTACCGCCGTTTGTAAAATATTGCGAAAATTTGGGGTGCCTAGGATTCCTTGAGGTCTTGTTGGAATAATATTGGGGGTACCCCCTCTCGTAAGTAAGTCGCCTTCAGGTAATTCCTGGGGGGCAGAAAAATCTATTTGTTGTAATACGCTGGGTGGTAAGGATGCTTGCGCTGTTTCTATAGGACTACGTACAGCGGATCCAAGTTCGGGTAAATTCAAGAATGAATAATCGTTTACAAATCTTCCGCCGCTGGTTGGATCTTGAGGACGTCTAGGTGGACGGGTACCTGGGAATCTAGGAGGTAAGGCAGGTTGAATAGTTATAGGCATTTCGTCTTCGCCTCGGTAACGCATATCTCTTATAGCCATACAACTCCCATATTTATTAAGCGTTGCAGGCAGTCAAAAATTACATTTCTGGAGAAAGCGTGAACAAAGCTCATCTACCTGCAACTATTTGCAAAAATTATATAGGGAAAAGATAGTTTTTAACAAGGAAAAAATAGGGTGGTTGAGATACCTTTGATTAAGTATTCATATTATTGTCTATAGTCTACTGTCTATACTACTACTAAACTTAGGGGTACGAAGTTCTGCTTTCCGCGTCGCAGACCCGATTTTCCGACTCCAATAGAGTCCCATATCCCGATCTATATCCCGATTTACCGCCATATATCTGTATATATACCCAAATATCTCCCGATTTACGTCTATTTCTGCCTGTTTTTGCATATATTTGGGTGTTTTTATCTGTATTTGCACTCCCCTACCCCGATATATGTACCCCTCTTTTGTTATTTTAGACCCCCCTCTCCATATTTCAGGCAAAAAAAAGGGCAAGTCCTCCAAGCTTGCCCTTCGTCTACGGAGTTAAATCTATAGTAACTCGTACTTCTTTTCCCAATCGTCTAGGGTTTTATCCAACCCATACTTCTCGTCTAAGGCAACGCTATAATCGCATACCCTTTCTACTCCGTCGTTAAAGTTCGTCCAATAGATGAAGCCGATATAATCCCAATTCCATATTTCTATTCTCGCCTCATCAACTGCGTTGACTCCTACATACTCGTCGCCTTCCTTTTGATTGCAAGCAAGAGAAGTATCTCTGGTTTGACCAACCAGCTGTTCTTCTTCGCAATCAATAGTGAAGGTAATCCCTCCGTCAGTCCTTAGAATGGACTCTAAGATTTCTACTAATAAAGGTTTCATTAAGCCACCTCCGATTCTTCAGCGAGTTGTTTGAACTCGTCTGCCCATTCGGGGTAGTTGTAAGACAAGACCTCTGCCACTTCACTATCGTTGAATCTAAATTTATCAGAACCCCAAGTAGCATCCCTAGCTGAAGTCATTATTTCAAATAACCTTTCAGCAGATATGTCCTCTATATCTTCATTCATATATCTAACGATCTCGGCTGATTCTTTCAAATCAGAACTAGCAGTCTTGGGTAAGTAGCAATAATCAAAAGTAGATAATCCGTTACTGAATCCTCTACCTTGAAAAGCAGTACAGTAAACGTATTCTCCGTTATAGGTATGGTTCTCCATAATAAAGTAAATGATATTGCTCATTTGCTCACCTCCTCTTTTTTTAGATTTTTTAATATTTGTTCTGCCTGTTTATTTGTTTCCTCAGAACCGCCACCTAAGAAATAACCCAAGAGGGGATTTTTTTTGTTTTGTTTTCTAATTTTGTTGAAATGTTTTTTTGATATTTCACTCATTTGCTCACCTCCGTTTCTGATCTGAGAGAACCACATCTACATTCATCTTCCCATTCAGGGTTATAAGGATATTTGCAGTAGCCACACTCCCACTTCTCATTTTCAACTCTTGGGTATCTATCCCAAGAATCTCCGTCAGCTTCGGCACCTCCGCCTAGTATTGGACTTTCATATTTAATCATTTGTAGTCCCTCCCGTTTTCATCAGTAAAGTCAGTTCGCATATCTTCTTGCTGTCCGTAACGTCTGCAAGCAGATATTAATCCTTTGAACTCACTTTCAATTACTGAAAGACTTGGCGTTCCACACTCGCTGATTGCCGAGTGTAATTTAGCCATCGCCTCTGCTAGATCGCCGCACCTAGTATCAGCAACCCCAAGATTGCAAAGGTAGGCTCTAAAGAAGGGATACATCTGTTGATCGTCTACGATCAATTTACCGTTGTAAACTTCTAAGTTTTTTCCGTAATATTTATTCATTTTTTTCTCCGTAATTATAGGGTCGCACCTCGCTCCCCCTTGATACGTATTATACACGCATCTTTCTACAATTTGTAAAAAGAATTGAAATTAAATAAGGCCTCGTAGATCGGCCAGATAGAGGTCTGATCTTGGTCTGACTGTCTATTGTCTATAGGTCTATAACTACAACCTACAATCTAGCGTCTAAGGTCTAAGGTCTAACCCGACAACCCGACGCCCGACGTCATTAGTCTATAGTCTAGCCCGACACCCGACACCCGACCAACTCCAGGCGCAAAACGACACCCGACACCCGACACCCGCCCCGCCTGGCTCTGTCGGTTTCTATTTGCTAGAGATAGGAAAAGAAAAGAGACAAAGAAAATGCTATTTCTACCCGTGCAACTCCCTATTAAAAGAATATCTATGAATTTATTAGTTACATATTCGCATCTATAAAAGTATACAGATAGTAGAAAATAATATAGAATAAGCCTATTGTTTAACTAATACGGAGAATAAAACAATGGGTACTAAAGCCAAAATCGATAAACTGGATTTAATCGCCAGTATTTTTGAGGGTGAAACATTCGCCTCTTTTGATGTGTGTTGCGAAGATGAATCTTTCAGAGATTTAGTTATCAAAAACGCGATGAAACCAACAAGCGAAATAGTTAGTATTCTGACTAATTACGCGAATGAAAATCTTATATAAGGGGGCAAATAATGAATGAAACTAAAAAAGCAATATATGAAATGCTGACTGAATCAACTGGCGAGCATTTCCTAGATAGTGGCGGCGACAATGGTCGCCACTGGCAACAGAACCAAAAAAAGACACTTTCCGATTTTGAATCTGAGCCATATGAAATTATAGAAGATGAAGATACAGATTATCCTTTTAGAGAATTATCTGTATTTCACCATTTAACTAGAACCTTAGAATATCAAGAAACTAGAACCGAAGATTTCAATAGGTGGATAGCTGAAGAGGAAAGAGAAAATAACCTTTGCGACGCTGAAGATTACCTATCTGAATTCTACGATTACAGTACAACTATTGTAAATTCTTACAATGAAGATTGCGACCTCTCGCAAGTTATACAATTTGTCGCGGGTAGAATATTTGAAGATGATCTGATTCTCTTATCTATTCATAATGGGGCAGATGTTCGCGGCGGTTATACAGATTACCGAGTATTTAAAGTAATAGATGAATCTTTCTATTTTTGGTATGAAGATAGAGACTCAATAAAAGAAAGGTTAGCGGGGTAGCCAATGATACAAGCCAAAATTATTAAAGGCGATAGATTGATTTTCCAGTCTGTCGCCAACACCAAACAAGAAGCAGAATTAGATCTACTGTATCAAATGATGCAGTACTTTGATTTTTCTATACATATTAACCCCGACTATAACCCGACTGTCAAAGAACGATTCAGTAAGCCTATAGAGGATAAACCAAAACCCGACCCTAAAGCAGTACCGAAAGGTACTAAGTTAGAAGATTTATTTTAAGGAGCAAGACTAATGGCTGAGAAAATAACGATACCCTCTGAAACTTGGGTAGAACTATATGCGACTCTTTCACATTATGTTTTGCAGTATTCATCTTTAGACCCTCTAACAGAAACAGACGAGAACGGAGACGAAAGATATACCGAAGAAAAACAAGATGAATTTTGCGATATCGTAAGTGAAGTTGAAGATATCTTAAGTGGATTTTTTATTAAGGAGCAAAGCTAATGAAAACATTTGAATGTATTATTGAACTTGGAACAGTTAATCCAGTCCGACAAGCCAATAACAAAGAAGAATTTGTTAGAGAGATTGTCAAAGAATACAACGCTACTTGTGGAGATTTATTTCATATAGATCAAACGCATATTAAAGATATTACGGAGTACGACAATGCTAACTAAAAAAGAACTAAGAGAACGTATAGAAGAACGATCTAAGGCTATATATGAAATGCTCTTTATTGATTCTATGAACGAATGTATTGAAGATATGAGACTTGATCTTAAATGTATGTCTAAAGCCAAAACTTTCAAACAAATCTGTGAACTTCAAGATAGAGATTACAGAGAAGAAATACGTATGTTAAAGGAGTCCGACAATGAATAAAGAAGAAATGATTAATGAGATTTTATTTTTGATAGAAGTTAATAAAGAAAAAGATGTATCTGTATTCTTTTTAGCAGACGAAATAAAAGAAATAGTAACTAATCCCGATTTAAAGGAGTCCGACAATGAGCGATAATATAAACCCGACCTATTACCGCAAAGGAATAGAAACGACTGATTATATCGTTTCTCATTCTATGAACTACCTAGAGGGCAATATCATCAAGTACGTTACCCGATACAAGGATAAAGGCGGTATTGAAGATCTAAAGAAAGCTGAGTGGTATCTAACCCGACTAATCAAAGTACAAGAATCAAACGAACTCAAACTATCTACTCTTGAGGAAGTAATAGCCGAAGAGGAGATATCCGAACAAATCAAAAATAGATTAGGAGATAACTATGAAAATAAATGAAAAGAAATATAAAGAATTACAGTCTATTAAAGATACTCAAAAGGCTATGGATTTTATTCTTACAAACGACCCGTTAAATGTTTTAACTACTGATAAGGAAAAAACAATGCAAAATAAAATAACTACAGGTGATGTAGCTGATCTTCTTGGAAGTTTTAACGACTTTGACGAGATAGACTACAGAATCGAAGAATGTGCGACTAAAGGTTGCGTAGCAGTAGTTTATTTCTACGAAGATAAGCTAACTAAAGAACAACAAAAAACAACTTACTGAGAATGACAATGAGTAAATTAGATATAGCAATTTGGGATATACAATTTTATAAAATAGATGAAGACGGCAACGAACTGCAAAACCCTGACGGAACAGTAAAACTATTTCAATTAAAAAGAGATGTTGATTGTTCGTTTATTGCAGAAGTTACTTCAGAAGATGAACTAGAGGAGATCAGCAATGAATCTTAAAGAACTAGACAAAGCGTGGCGAAAGAATTGCCCCGAAGAGGCTAATGGATTAGTAAAACAACGTAAGAAAGGCAACAGGTGGAACAGAATAGTTGAGTCCGCTAAAGCTAGAAATGAACTCAAGGAGAAAAGCTAATGGATAAAGTATTAAAAGCTATTAAAGAAGCAAGTACATCAGTTGCTAGTTTATTGAATGATATTGCAGAAGACGAAAATAATGATATTAAAGTTTTTGAAATAGAAAAAGATATTGAATATATAAAAGATCAAATAACAATAATTGAAAATAATATTTTTAAGATTGAGGAGAAAAACTAATGCAAATCGTTGAATGTTTGAAATGCAACAATCACTATTTTGAAGGTGAACAGTTTATTAGAAAGTGTCCTTTTTGCGGAAATAAAGATACCGAACAAACAATCTACCTTTCCGAAGAAGGAAGTATTTATAAATCAATTATGAAGGAGAAAAGCTAATGGAAATTTCAAGTGCTTTATTAGATATGTATGATATTAAAAATTCTTTAAGTAAAGATATCAAAAATCAACTCAAAGATAGTGATGGCTCTAATATTACGATTGGAGATTGTATAGATGACGTTATTAAAACTTTAGAATATTTAGAGGAGAATAACTAATGAGATATATACAAAGAAAAGACTATGACGGAAACTTAGAAACAGTTGATGAATTTGAGTCTCGTAAAGAAGCTATAAATAATCTCAAAGAATATCGCATATATGATACAAGTGCATTTTACTATATAAGTCAAAAACCTTGCAGAGATTGGCAAGAAGGATACAAGGAGAAAACCTAATGACTCCCGACTACTTACTCTCTATGGCCTTAGTATCCGACTTGTTTTCAATCGTAATACCTGTTTTAGATCCTAATAAGTCCTGGAGTCTACGCTCAACCTCTTCCCGACTCATCTGATCTATCTTCCCGTGCAATACTTCCCGACGATCAACGATAAGTCCCCCGACTTTAAGCAACAGTCCTTGAGCTTGTATAGCCGCGTTAAATGCACCCCGACCCCAAGCGTCATCTCGTAGCTTATACAAGTCCTCGACTGCTCGCTCATGCGTTAGCTCAAACTTTTTCTTAGCCTCCGACATCAATCGTTCATACTCCCGACGTACATGCGAATACTTATTGCCTTCTCGCATGTACCGACCGATAACGACAGGATTCTTATATCCCGCCTTCTTAGCGGCCTCTGCAAACGATAATTGAGGATCGTTGACTGCGTTCCAGACTAACAATCGTTGTCTCTTCGTCAGTTGCTTCTCATTTGGGTCCATGTACTCAAAAGGCATATCTTCGACATCCTCTTCTAAAGTTTTCTCTACAGTAACACTTTGTCTTATTCTTAAATCTTTTGCAGGCATATTACTTTTGCTCCTGGAAATTCTTTGCTTAGTTTAACAACGAGTTCCGATTCTAACAAATCGACGTATTCTGGCTCTAAGTTTTCTCTGATATGTGATTTTAGTTTTGTCATACTTAATTTAGTTTTGTCCTTCTTCCTTC